ATGCATACGTTGGTGGGAATTAATGGATGAGGGTCTGAAATCATTCTACCAAATTCAGGCCAGTTGGTATGCCCATGCTAGGACCGGGAAGGCATGCATCTGCATTGAATGTGATGGTACTGGCATGGCCCACCGGGTCGAGATCCACGAGGGAAGGGTAGAGCATATCGAAGACAACTGCCCAGCCTGTGGTGGAACAGGACATCTCTAGAAGGAAGGCCCGCGATGCGGGCCTTCTATTTTTTAAAGCGCGGGCGCGGCAGCGCGGACCGCAGGCGCAGACCGCAGACCGCAGATAGTGATAGACAAGAGCCGCAAGATATGGGATACTTCCCATAGACAATAGAGAAAGGAATGAGATGATAATATCCAAAGAACAAACAAAAGAAGATAAAAAGCTTCTGTCAAAAGTTTCAAAAATGCCCGGTCGCAGCATAGGCCGCAGCGCATGGTTATGTGACGTTGGGCAAAAACTCCGCAAAATACAGGGTACAACATGTCAAGACTGCTATGCATGCAAAGGCATGTATAACATGCCCAATGTAAAAGCCGCGATGGAAAGGCGCGAGGTCTTTTTTAATGCGCTGGATTTTGTGCCGCGTATGATCGCAGTTTTGAACACACTGAGAAAACCAGAATTCCGGTGGTTCGATTCCGGGGACGTTGGCAGCGTCCCAATGGCTCTAAACATTCTTGATGTTTGTGAGGCGACACCGGACAAAATGCATTGGATCCCAAGCCGCGAGTTTGAAAAATGGGGCGAAGCTTTAGAGATCCGCAACAATGTCTTACCAAAGAATGTCACGTTGCGAATGTCCGCCCACAAAAGAGACGGCAAGCCGCCGAAAGCATGGGCGAACACAAGCACAGTTGCAGAACATGCCGCGCCGATAGGCCATGAATGCCCAGCCCCGAAGCAGGGCAATAAATGCGGGCCATGCCGTGCATGTTGGGATAACACAGTCCCCAATGTCAGCTATCACAAACACTAGAACACAGAAAACACTGCCCGCGGATCGCGGGCAGTGTTTTTATTCGTGCGCGAACCATGACTCGCGGGCGCAGATGCGAAGCGCAGAAGGCGCAGACCGCAGGTCGCCAGCCCAGCGGGCCGCAGGTCGCAGATCATCGATCCGCGATCCTTGGATTTCAGGCGCAGATGCCCCGTCAAATAAAAATACATCGCCCGTCGAGGGACAGTGCAGCAGGAAAAAACTAACGCCATTACAGCGCGTATGCCCCAAATGCCACGCAATCTGGGACTTTGAGACAGAGGCCCGCCCATTTTTTATTATCTTTAACTCGCACCATACTGGGACACCATCAATGCATATATATACATCTGGTATGCCCTCACCCGTCCTGTTCTCTATCCGCTGGAAGTGTGACCTTTTCGGCAGGTACTGCCTCAATGATGTCCATAGTGCTTTCTCTGTCTTTGGCATCTTTCACTCTTTTCATCTCAGGTTCGGGGAAAGCGTTTGGGTACTGTTGCCGAAGGGATGCGAGTCTGGCGACGATGTCTTCCCGCGACAGGTTGTCCAATTGATGGACATGGGTTGCTTCCCGTCTGTCAATGGTCAGCCCACCAAGGGAGGATCGTATCTTCTCCGCATTAATTGCAGCAGAAAACTGGCCTTCCTCTTCAGCAGCCCGCGACAGTTCATCAAATCGCTTGAGCTGGTTGATCAGTGTCACACCATATTTACGCTCCCTGTCTTGTCGAAGCTCTTTGATCAGTTCGGGAACGTCAGGGAAAGTTTTGCCGTCGAGGAGTTTTGCCGCATGTTGCGATGCGCTGCCGTCAGCATACCCTGCTTTCCTCGCGCATTCTGCATTGCTGTATCTTCCTTCAACATAGTATTTCGCAAACTCTCGCTGTCTGTTGGTCAATCCAGCGGGTCTGCCACCCTTGTTCTTTTTCTCTTCCATAGTGTTTTTTCCGCCCTTTCAGTTTTCAAAACAGAAAAATCGCTCGCGTCCAGCGTTAAAGGTGTAACAGTGTAACAGGAGTGTAACGGCTGTGTTTGTTACTGGATATAGGTTTGTTACGCTTGTTACGCTTGTTACGCTATTTTCGAGTAAAAAATATTTTTTATCGTTACCCGTAGAAAACATTATAGACCCGTTACTTTTACGCTTGACGGTGTGGGATTTATCTCATAGGGTTATCCCATACGGTATGCGTATCTTAAAGGACCGTGGACCGCGATGCAAGAAACAAAAACGAGGAAAGAATGATGGACTATTACGATAGAAAAGTTGCTGAAGCCAGTGATGAAGAATTGCAGGTCTGGTATGCGAATACCATGCACACAGGCATGACAGCGTTGGGACACACTAAGGGCCACATGAACACCATTCGTGCCACCAAGTGCATGGAAGAGTTGAGCCGCCGTGGTGTGTTTATTGAGTTCGGAAAGCGTAAGCCTGTTTTCAATGGGGAGGGGTGTTACTGATGAGTATTTTATATAAAAAGATTGATCCTGAGTCAGGGGTCAAGTGGTGCGTCCGCGCCGTGTTTTTTGGTGACGACTATGGTCGCAATCATTGCCTGACATACGGGCCAGACGAAAGCCTCTTGAATCGTATCGACAACCCGTTGATCGAATTCTACGACATGAATTGTGGTGCGGCGGAGATAATGAAAAAATCCGACGACATCACAGAGGCATATCTAGCCAAAGAACATGGGCATTTTGTTAGTCGCTACTATTGGGACACGCTGAAGGATGACGATTGGTCAGAGCGCGGCCTTAATCTGCATGGTGGCGTGGACCGCTGGTCAGTGTCCAGCAAGTTTATGACATGGGTCATGCAGGAGTTGGGCGAGGCCATTGCAGAATGGCTGTGGCTTGAGGAAGTAAACCAGCGTGAGTACGAGGCAATGAAGCAGAGGGCAGCACAATGATCGGTCTTAGGTTGACTATGGTTGATGACTCTCTTGATCCTGACCTTGACCAGCCTGTGTTGTTGTTTGGAACAGAGTTCAAGATCTATGAGCAGACAAAGAAGAGGGGTGACCGTGAGCGCACGGTCACCATCATTCAACAGACGGGGACATATAGTTTCACGCAGGTGGCAGAGCCTATGGACTCTGTTTATGCAACGATACGTTATCAGATGAGGACAGACTAATGGGAACTAGAGCGATTTATGTTTTTGAAGACGAGAATGAAGAGGTCTACGTCTACAAGCATTATGACAACTACCCGCAGGGTGCGGTGGATTTCATTGAGAAAGCCAAAGAATTCGCATGGGAGTTGCCACGGTTTGAGGCTGACGAGTTTGCAGCATCGTTTGTTGCGGCGAACAAGGATCGGAGGGGCGGTGGTGTTCGTCTGGTCAACGCGAATTTCAATGATCGTGATGAGATGTTGGAGGCCAATCATTGGTGCGACTATCATTATGTAATCTCAAAGCATAACAGCCAAGATCTGTGGATTGAGATTTGGGAAAGCCGCTATGACGACGATTACCATTTGCAAGAAGGGTCCGGCGGTGTGCGTTGGGTTTTGAAAGACACGCTGACACACACTGAGATGAAAGAAAAATATAGGTATCTTGAGGTGAATGCGTGATGAGTGAGGAAGAGATCGCGGAAAACTGTGAGTGTGGTCTTACAGAGGACGGTTCGTGGGACGAATTCTTGTTCGATCAATGGGGCTGTGACTGTGACAGGGAGGTGCAGTGATGGGATGGGGCTGGGTAATTGTGACCGACACCCTGTGTGAGGGGTGGCAGGCATGGGGCGAGCAGTCCGATGATGTTGAGGTCTATGCTACTAAGGCGGAGGCCGAATGTGAGATCGAAGACACCTTTAAAGATTTGGTGCGCAACCAGATTGAGAGCGGCATGGAGCCGGACCAAGAGCCGGATGCATTTGCTATTCCGCTTGATGAATACACTAGAGGAAGGAAAGCAATATGGCAGAGAAAAAACTGAGCCTAGCGGGCAGTAAGCTCCAACTTGGAAACATTGATGCTTCACAGTTGCGAGGTGCGCCATCACTTGGTGATGGTCGCAGGACTGTTCAGGTCGAGGTTAGGCGGCGCAGAATGCCCAGCGCAATAGGCCGCCAATTAGGCAACGAACACATGCTTTTGCAATCAATTAGGCAACAGGCCATAGAGACAGGGTCAATCATTGCAGGCATAACAGAGGACGATT